TTATTGCTTTTTTTAAGTTTTTGTAGTTGCCTTTTTCTTTTTCTAAGCCAAACAATTCGCATAACGCACTAATTGAAACAAGCACAGCATCAAAATCCTTATCATCAGGATTAATCAAAGAAATCAAATACAAAGCAACTTTTTGCTCGTTTACAGTCAGGGATAACAGAGCCTGGACTTTACGAATCAAATCGTTGTGTTTTACAACCAAATAATTTTGTTCTTCTCGCATATTTTAATCACCCAAATATTATACTAACACATTTTTTAAAAAAAATGCAAAAAAATCACTTATAACACATAAAACAAAATAAGTTGGTTTAAAAAGTTATCCACAGTTTTTTGGGGGGGTAAAATATCCACCTCAAAGGGGGTAAAATGTCCACCTCAAAGGGGGTAAAATGTCCACCTGAAAAAGGTAAACTTCTCTTGTTAAGAGGGGCAAAACGCCCCCTAAATATATAAATATAAAAATAAAAAGATATATATATAAACGCGCGCGCGCGCGAGAGAAAAAATTGATTTAATAATTTAGTTGTGATATAAAATAATTAGTCATCAACAAGACGTAAAAAGGTTGGCACAAGCCAAGAAAAAAGGCGTTAAAAATCGTAGTGGAGGAAATTTATGAGGAGAGATTTTTTAAAAGACTTGGGATTATCCGATGAAATAATTGATAAAATTATGACTCAATATGGTTTGGATATAGAAAAATATAAAACTGAGAAAAAAGAAAATGAAGTAAAAATAACATTCTTAAATGACAAGATAAAAGAGCAAGAAGAAGCAATAAATAGTATGCAAAAAGATAACGAATCTTATACAAAATTAAAACAAGATTATGACTTGTTACAAGACGAAAAGACAAAAAATGACAATGAATATAAGCAACAAATAAGAGAAATAAAATTAAAATCAGGTGTAGAAAAGGCATTAAACAATGCAGGTGCAATAAACCAAAAAGTTGTTATGCCATTATTAAAAGAATTTTTGGATACAGCAGAAATTGACGAAAAAGGTAATATAAATGGATTAGAAGAACAAATAAAACAAATAAAAGAAAGTGAAGATACAAAATTTTTGTTTAAAAATATAGAAAATACAATACAAGGCAAAGTGCCAGGAGAAACTTTAGATACTCCAATTAATGCAAAACCTGATTTTAAAAATATGACTTATGAACAAATTTGCGAAGCAATGCAAAATAAACAAATATAACGTCCTAGAATTAATTTTGTTGTTTTAGACTATAAATATTACACTTAAAGCCTGAAACGTTCTTATTTTTGATTCTAGACGTTGTAGAATTAATTTTAAGGAGTAAAAAAAATGGCAAATACAAAATTTGATGCTAAAAGTTTTAATCCTGAAGCTTTTGGGATTTATATGGAAAATGTTCCAAATTTAAAAAGAAATGAATTGATAAAATCAAGGGCATTAAAAAGCAATGCACAAATAAAAGCATTATTTTCAAATCAAACTGGTAGTTATTATGGTCGCATCCCAATGTATGGCAATTTAGGTGGGTCACCTGTAAATTATGATGGTTCGACAAATATTACAGCTACAAGCACAACAACATTTGAGAAAGGCGTAGTTGTATTTGGACGAGCAAAAGCATGGACAGAGAAAGATTTTTCGTATGATATAACAAGTGGCGTAGATTTTATGTCTAACGTAGCAAGACAAGTTTCTGAATACTGGGAAGCAATAGACCAAGATATTTTATTGAGTATTTTAAAAGGTATTTTCTCTATGACAGGAGCAAATAACTTAGCTTTTGTTAATGGACACACTTACGATATAACGAGTGAAAGCGGTAGTGACAGTCAAGGCAATCCAAATAACATGGTAGGGCCAACAACTTTAAATAAAGCTATACAAAAAGCTTCAGGACAAAATAAAGGCAAATTCACAATTGTAATTATGCATTCGGAAATAGCTACTAATCTTGAAAATCTAAGATTATTAAAATATCTGACCTATACAGATGCTAATGGAATTCAAAGAGATTTAAGTTTAGCAACTTGGAACGGGCGGTCAGTGATAATAGATGACTCGATGCCAGCAACAGAAGTTGATGCTGTTTATACAAAAACTACAGATATTGCAATAGATAGTTCGAAAACGTATTATGTAAAAGAGGGTAATTTTTATGTACCAGTTGAAACACCAGATGTAGATGATATAAGTGATTATTACGAAATGACAGCAGAAGGTTATACAGCTTATACAACTTATGTATTAGGTGATGGTGCTTTTGATTATGAAGATATCGGAGCAAAAGTACCTTATGAAATGTCACGTGATCCAAAAACAAATGGCGGTGAAGATACTTTATATACCAGACAAAGAAAATGTTTATCGCCAATGGGGATATCGTTTGAAATACCGAACGGAATGGGTATGTCACCAACAAACGCTCAATTTGAAGCAGGATCTAATTGGACTTTAGTTCATGACGCAGGAATTGGAGCTGCTAGAGTTTATTTTGACCATAAAGCGATACCAATTGCGAGAATTATTTCAAGAGGATAGTAGTATAATTAAACTGAACTGCAAAAGGGTTTAATTGACACAAAGCTATTGCTTTTTCTCTTCGCTACGCGACAAATAGCAATGGCTACTGACGCATCGCGTTGGAAATGGATAATAATCCATGTGTCTTTTAAACCCTTTTTTAACTTATAATTTTATTTCTATATTCTACTTACATTCCCGAAGCAAAGCATCGGGGTTTTACGCTGCCTTAATGTAATACCACAAAAGAAATTGCTTGTCAATACATAATTTTTGCTTGACAATATGGAAATTACAAAATATAATATGTTTTAAAAATGGTGGTGATAAATACAATGGGTTGGCTTATTTTAGGCGCAATTTGTTTATTTGTCTTGATTTGCATATTTTTGATTGTATTTTTTTGCTGTAGAAATAGAAACGATAATATTGTTAAGTCATGTATTACTCAGAGAGCAAGTGATAGCGCAGAAGCACCAGTTGCATTTTTAGAAACACCTTATAGGAAAAAAGATAATGGTTCACTGGATAAACTGAAAACATTGAATAACAAGGCTGATATAGCACTTGAGGAAGAAGATAAAAAAAAGTTTGAAGATACAATTTAAAATTATATTATAATAATAACAAAAAAGCGACTATATAAATATATAGTCGCTCGCGGCAAAAAAAATTTTCTACAAAGGGTTTATTAACGGGGTTATTACCCCTTTTCTTTTAAACCCTTCTTTTCTTTTAAAACCTTTACTTTTTACGTAAATTAAAATATTAAATCTAAATTTTTTTAAATTTTTTTTGCATGCTATAACACACGCAAAACAATATTAACACATAAAAATTATTTGTCAAGGATAATTTTTTTCACGGCAATCTAAAAACTTGTCCGGGGTATATTTTGTTAGGATTAGATATATTATTTAATTTGGCTATTTCTTTATATCTAGTACCATCCCCAAGTTCTTTTTTGGCTATATTCCATAAAGTATCGCCTTTTTTTACTGTATAAGTTTTTTCAGGTTCTTTTGTTGTTTCTCTTGGTTGTTTTTTCTCTACTGTTTTTTTACCTTCTGTGCTTTCTTTTATTTGTATTCGTTGTGTTGCAAACTCTTTATATTGTTTTAATACGACAGAAAATATTATATCAAATCCTTCATCTACTGTCTCTAAAATAGTATAATCTTCCAGAGAAACATTAAAAGATGATGGATAAGTATATCTCCCTGTCGGCATTTGCCTTAATATAGAAAAAATGAAAGGTTTTTGTTCTACTTTTAGTTTTTCTAACAAATAATAATAAAATCCTTGTGGTTGATAATTTGTAACATATGGATATTGAAAAGCAGGTGCAACAAATTCAAATTCAATTGTACTTAATCCAGGCATTTTTAAAATATTAGCCTCGCCTAAATTAATAATATCTATAGTTTTATTTTTATTGTTTATTTTTATTTTCATTTCTTTAGGTGTTACTGGTAAAATATTATCTGCAAGTATAAATTTATAACTCATTTTTATACCTCCTATTTAGGTATATTTTATTACAAAAATTAATTTAAAGGAAGTGTTACAATGGGTGCAAAAGACTCAAAAAAAGAAATTTTATTGCAACAAGAATCTTTGGATTTATTGACACAATGTTCTAGTAATCGAATGACGGTTAAAGAGATCTCTAAAGCATTAGAAATTTCACATAGTACTTTCTATAAAATGTATACCGATTATCCCGAATTTAAATATGCTTATTATAAAGGCATAAATTCAAGGGTTATAGATTGTATAAATTCTCTGGAACGTATGTGTACAGGATATTATGTTGAAGAAGAAAAAATTACAAGCATGGGTGAAAAAACAATATATAAAAAATATATACCACCAAACACTAATGCTATAATATTCTTCCTTAAAAATCGTGATCCTGAGAATTGGCGCGATAAATGGGATATTCAAATTGATGGTGGAGAAAGACCTGTTGTTATAAAGAATGACTTAAATGAATAATGGCAGAGGCATGGAAATGGTCATGCAAAGGTGGAAAGATAAATTCATCACAAAAGAAGTTTCTTTAAAAGATATAGTTGGGAAAGGATATAAAGAATTTTGGAACACAAAAAAGAGATATGTTGTCTGCAAAGGTAGCCGTGCAAGTAAGAAGTCAAAGACAGCGGCACTATGGCATATTGTTAATATCATGCAACATCCAGGCGCAAATGCTCTAGTAATACGAAAGACAGAAAGGACGTTGAGAGATAGTTGCTATGCAGACTTGAAATGGGCTATTAATCGTTTAGGTGTAGATTCTTATTGGAAAGCAACTCTATCACCACTGGAACTTGTTTATTTGCCAACCAAACAGCGGATTATATTTCGCGGTTTGGATGATCCTCTTAAATTAACATCAATATCAACTGAATGTGGAAGTATATGTTTTGTATTAATCGAGGAAGCATATGAAATTACAAAAGAAGAAGATTTTGATTTTATAGATGAATCAATAAGAGGTGAATTACAAGATGGTTTATGGAAAAGGATTACGATAATTTTAAATCCATGGTCAGAGAGCCATTGGATAAAAAAACGTTTTTTTGATAATCCAGATGATGACGTTTTGGCAATGACAACAACTTATAAAATAAATGAGTTTTTGGATGAAGCTGATTTAAAATTATTTGAGAAAATGCGAGTTAATAATCCAAGACGTTATAAAACAGCTGCTCTCGGTGAATGGGGCATTTCAGAGGGTTTAATATATGAGGATTTTATAGAGGAAGATTTTGACATATCAGAAATAAAGAAACGGACGAATGCGAAAGTTTGTTTTGGATTAGACTTTGGTTATGTTAATGATGCTACTGCTTTATTTTGTGGAATTATATTCGAGCAAGAAAAGTTGTTATATGTATTTGATGAGCTTTATGAAAAGAATTTAAGTAATGAAAAAATAGCAGAGAAAATATTTAAAATGGGTTATTCAAAAGAAAAGATAATAGCAGACTCAGCAGAACCAAAAAGTATAGACAGATTATACGATTTAGGTATACGTGGCATTAAAGCGGCTAGAAAAGGGAAAGACAGTATTGTTAATGGTATTGATTATCTACAGGACTTTAAGATTATCGTACATCCGATTTGTGTAAATTTTTTATTAGAAATACAAAATTACGCTTGGCAAACAGATAAAAATGGGAAACAAATAAACAAGCCGATAGATGATTTCAATCACTTAATGGACGCTATGAGATATGCTACAGAAGATTTCGCAAAAGGTGATATTTTCTCTTTTAATTAAATTACGTATAATATAAATTAGCAGTTGTCGGAAAGGACGGTTTGACTTGCAAACCTCTGAAAAGGAGGTGAGTGAGTTGAGAATAGAGACACTAATAGATACAGTGTTTAAATTCATTGGCATTATAATTTTTGCCAAAGGATTGCTCGATTGGTATATCGATTACAGAATCGATAAAAAAGATAGAGAAAATAAAAACCGTCGCTATTCAGGCAAGAACGAGCGACGTTAAATTGTAAATTATTATTAATACCTTTTAAAGTTGCAAGTCACCGTCTTTTTAACGGTCTGCTTCAGAGGAAGTTCCAGCTTCCTCTTTTTTTGTTGCTTAACCGTCGCTCCTCTGGCAAAGATAAGCGACGTTAAAGATGTTTGAAATATTTTTTTTTACGTTGCAAGTCACCGTCTTTTTAACGGTCTGCTTCAGAGAGGTGAAAAACCTCTCTTATTTTTTATTATACTACTTATAATTAATATGTCAAGGTGGTGAGAAGATTGCAAGAAAGTCTTGATAAAGCTATTGCTTTTTCTTTTAAAACCTATGATTTAATAAATGGAATAAAAAACAAGAGTATCAATGTGGTCGATACTACCATTGGTGATAGATTATTAGAAATAAGCAAAAAAAAATATGAATTACTAACTGGAGCAAGAGTGATACCAAAAACAAGCTATAAAGAGGAAGAATATAAAGGTTTTAAAGAAAAAGCACTGGTGCTTTGTAAGAGCCCTTATATACTTTAGGGGGGTGATAAATAATACTTGATTATATTATTGGTTTTATAACAGGTATTTTTTTCGTACTAATTATTTATTTCACAAGTGATGATTAAAAAAAAAATAAAAAATATGAGGGTTATGTTATGTGGTGGATGATAATTTGTATATTTGTTGTTGGTGTCTTTTGTTTTTTTATTGGCTTTGGTATAAGAAGAAGCAATAATAATAGACAAAATGTCAGAGATAAAGTTTTAATAAATGATTCTAATAATAGGCAAAATAAAAGTGATGTTTTAAAAGATTTATCAATTTCGCATAACTGTAGTTATCAAATAAATAATGCTGATATCAATAAAGATTTATTAATTTCGCATAGTAGTTATCAAATAAATAAAAGTGTATTAAGAATACCAGGCAAATTTAGGCAAAGACTAGAAAAACTTGAGAAGAAACAACAAAATGATAAAGTAAAAAATATGTTTGCACCTAGTCCCTGTTTATGTGGACGTAAAAGAGGACGAATATAAAAAAAGGTTTTAAAGAAAAAGGCACGAAGTGCTTGACAAATAAATATAAAAAAACTTGACAAATAAAAATCAAGATATATTTTAAATATGGTACACAAGTACCAAAAAAAAATAAAAGGAGATTTTTTTATGCAAATTTTTAGATTGCCCGGAGAATTCCGTAGACATATGCAACAATATGAAAATGACAAAAGAGAGGTTTCCAGAAGATATAGACAGCAACTACAAGAAACAACCGAGCAAATGCATGCTTTAAATAACCATACAATTGACACACAAAACAAATTTAAAAAAGTAAATAATAAAATGGATAAGCTAAAAGATTATGTTAAAAATGATTTAAAAGAATGCAAAAATGAAATTAGAGAAGAATTAGAACAAAAAAAAGATGAACTTAAAAACTATGTTAACACAGAGCTTAATAAATCTGATGTAGTGGTTGATGCATTAGAAAAAAGAGTCAGACAACAGAAGCAAAAATTTGATAATTATAAACAACAAACTAACAAAAGATTTATTAAAGTAGAACAACAAATGGATAAATTAAACACAGACAACCGTTCTTTGTTAGATATGCTAAAGTATTTGATATTCGGAAAGAATGATTCTAAAAAAAATATTACGTTTGAAGATAAAGATTACGCAACAAACGGTAGCATTAATAATTTTGATTTAAGTAAAAGTTTTACGTCAATGAATTTAAGACGAACAAATAGTTGTTTTTTTTCAATCAATACAAATGATGATAATAGGAACAACAATTCAAATAATAATAGTTTTACAGTATTCAATAAGAAAAACGATATAGTCCCTAATCTTGAAGAAGAAGATATTAAAGAAGAAGAAGATATTAAATAAAATAATAAATAGTTAAACAAAAGCACATCAAACGCGGTGTGCTTTTTATTTTGAAGGGTAACCCCTTCTTTCTTCGCTACGCGACCAAAGCACCAGTGAGCACCAGTGCTTTTTCTTTTAAAACCATTTTTCTTTAAAACCTCATCCGATATGGTGCGTAGCACAGAAAAGGGTTAATAAACCAATTGACTCCTTCGGGGGTCATTTTTTTGCATTTAAAAATAGTTTATGTTATCATACAAATTAGCAGTTGCGGAAATGATACGGTCGACTTGCGTACTCCGAGAAAAAGGAGGTGCGTGAGAATGATTCTAAGTATAAAGCTATTTCTTGAGATTATCTCTTTAACTCTTGAAATTATCTTTTTAACTTTGAATATAGCTGTTTTGGTTAAAAATAATTTTTTAAAACCAAAAAAGCATAGAAAAAGCCGCTATCATCTGCGCAAAGATAAGCGGCATTAATAATTACAATCTAAATTTAAAAAGTTGTTAAAGCTGCAAGTCACCGCATTTCACGCGGTCTGCTTTAGAGAGAGTTCGCATCTCTCTCTTTTTTTTATACAACTAAAAAAACAAATTGTCAATACAAAAAACCAATAACAAGTAAATCGGCGAAATATTGACTGTTAGAAAATTTATGTGTTGCATGTTCTACTACCATTAATTTGTCCAGTATTAAATCTCCAAGATCAAACTTACAATATACAGTTGCACCAGCTCTTAGCCTGATATCCCCGACTGTATCTTTAATAGTAAAAACACGATTAGTTCTATTATACAAATCAAGCATAATTTTAACCTTATTCGTTGGATTTTCGACATCATTTAATTTTTCGGTTAATTGTAATATACCCCATCTGTCAATATTAAAATCATCTTGTTTTGCATAAAAATGTCTGTTTTTTTCTTCATCATCTTGATATAAAACAACTCTGTTATATACATCACTATCAATTGTAGTTTTATAATCAAAGTTTTGTGTTGAGTCACCTGTAATTGCTATATCATTTATTTTTAATGTATTTAAATCAACCAATGATAACTTGCCAGCGTCATCATACAAAGTAAATAACTTACCAGTATTTAAATAAGTTTCAGATATAGCAAACTGAATCATATCAATCAATGTAGTATTATCCTCTATACGTGAAGATATCTTATATTCTGTATTTTGTATATTCCCTGTAACAAAACCAAAATCAGAAGCTATCATTTTCAACAATTCAGAAGCAGTTTTATTCTCATATATATAAGTATGCTTATTTTTTAAATATCTCATCTGATCATACGCTACAACTTTTATATGGTGGTCACTATCTCTTGACTTTTCAAAAACAAAACCTTTAAATATATCTTTTTGTTTATACCTAAATATTACTAAGCTACCCTCATTAAATGATAGCCCGTTCTTATCTTTTACTACTGTAAACGTTAATTTGCTCGGCGAATCTTTCCTAAATGTTTCCCAAACAATATCATCCTTTACTATCGGGAAAAACAGTTGCTTGTCATAATTTTGTATATAAAGTTCTAAATCTAAAGTTTTATTAATCGTTTCATTCGACATAAGAAAAAACACCACCAATAAAAATGTTTTTAAAAGCAAAAAGCGATAGCTTTAAAATGGTAACTGAACCTCACACGATTAAAGTCGTATGGTTCTTGGGAACTTCTTTCTATTGAAAGAATATTTACCAAGCTAACACGATAGTTCCTACCGCTATACACATGTTAATTACGCTATTTTAAGTCCTTCATTTAATATATTTATCGCAGCATTTATATCTCTGTCATGTTTTGTATGACATGCGGGACATTCCCATTGTCTAATAGATAAATCTTTAATTTCTCTGTTTTTATAATTACAACAATTACAAGTTTGACTACTCGCAAACCATTTATCTACTTTAACAATTTTTCTTCCGTACCAATCAGCTTTATACGTTAACATCCTCGTAAACTCTGACCATGATACATCTGCAATAGATCGTGAAAGCTTATGATTTTTAATCATATTGCTCACCTGTAAATCTTCAATACAAATAGTATCATAGTCTTTTATCAAATTTGTTGATAGTTTTTGCAAAAAATCCTTACGCTGATTAGCGATTTTTTCAAATTGTCTTGCAACTTTTATCCTTGCTTTATTACGATTAGAGCCACCCCTTGTTTTTCGTGATAGTTCTCTTTGCAACTTAGCAAGTTTTTCTAATGACTTTGATAAGTATTTAGGATTTTGAATTTTAACTCCGTCTGAAGTTATTACATATTCTTTTATTCCTAAATCAATCCCAACATTTCTATTTGTTTTAGGCAATTTTTCCATTTCTATATCTGTACAACAAATAGAACAGTAGTATTTACCACTTGGTTCTTGAGATATTGTCGCATTTAGTATTCTGCCTTCTATTTTCATTTTATCTCTAAATTTGACATAGCCTAATTTCGGTAATTTAATATGTGAATATAAAAATTCAATATTATTATTAGTATAAGATGTTTTATATGAATATCTATGTGTTTTTTTTGATTTGTATTTTGGATATCCTGCTCTTTTGTAAAAAAAGTTTTGATAGGCTCTATCCAAATCTTTTAATACATTCTGTAATGCAAATTTATCAGATATTTTTAACCAATCTAATTCCTTTTTTAACATAGTCAAATCACTACAACATTGATTATATGTTAAATATTCCTTTTTATTTTCATATAGTTCAATTTTTTTAGCAAGATAATAATTATACACAAATCTACAATTACCAAAAGTTTGAGTTAATTGTTTTTGTTGGGTTTTATTAGGATATATCCTAAATTTAAATGCCTTTTCCATTTTACTTCTCCTAAAATGGTAAATCAATGTCATCTAATTCTTTTAATTTATCATTATCTTCTTTTAAAAGTTCACTTAAATCCTTTTTATCGTCTTTTTTACTGTCAGCAAAATACTGTTCATCTACAACAACTTCAGTCACATAAACTTTTTCTTTTTTATCATTCTCATAATTTCTTGTTTGTATTTTACCTATAACACCAAATAATCTGCCTTTTGTCATATATTTCTCAGCAAACTCAGCAGACTTGCCAAAAGCAACACAATTTATAAAATCTGCTGATGGCTGTCCTTCTTTTTTAAACCGTCTATCTACTGCTAATGTATATCTAGCTATAGCTAACATATTCTCACTTTGTGTATATCTGACTTCTGGATCTTTAGTTAAACGCCCAAGTAGTATTACTTTATTCATAATTTCCACTCCATTTTGTTTATGCAGGTGACAAAGAATTTAATGCAACAATATTATTTGATTGTACTTGATAATTTTCTGCCACATTATTTATCTCTGTATCTGCCACATCTATTATACCAGAAACATTTAATAAATGTGTTTCAATTTGAGAAATTCTGACTATAATATTATTTTGGTTTTCCCAATCTGAATTCAATTCAAGCAAATACTGATTTATCGTCTGCTCAGCCAAATCTTTCACATCATCCCATACATAACCGTCTTGTAACGTTATTTCTGACACTATATCAATATCTTCTACGCCTACTCCTGCGACTGTTACAACGTGTCCTATTGGTGCAATACCTAAACCAGTACCGCTATTTTGTGTCGGATCAATTATTGTTTGAACTTGATTTATCAATGTCAAACTCGGCTGTTGAAATAATGAATTTTGTATTACTAGTTTAACTGTTCCACCACCATTCCAAACAGGATAAACCTTAACACCGCCAACACCATCGATTGATTTTGTCTTATACTTATAATCAATTACATTTCCACCAAATGCTTCTGTCTGTAAGCTTAAAAAATATCTCTTTCTAAAATCTTCAGTGCTTTCTTCATCTTCTCCCGGTATTAATATTTCAGTTATTTCTGCATATTCTAACCCTTGAATATAATTAATCGGTATTAACTGCCCTAAAACATAAGAAGGCTCCGCCCCTGTCTCTTCACATTGTAATTTATAATTCCCATCACTTATTTTTTCAGTAACAATATAATTAAAATTATCAAGAGAGAATCTTTCTCCAATATTTATCTCTAAGTTTGAAGGCGTCATCTCACCTTTAACTATACAATGCGTAGCAGGATAAGGCGTTATTCCACGTTCTTCTGCTCTTTTTATTAAGTATTCTCTTGAAGCTGTATCAGCAAACGTTTCATTTAATATTACATCCAAATTTATATACATATTTTGCAATTCAACAGCAGCAGGTGCTAATGCGTTATATATAATAGAACCCTGTCTTTTATCAATTGTATCTGGAACCCTCGCCAACATTGCATTCAATATCACTTCAAAAGTATATTCTTCAAACATTTTGATCACCTTTAAAATTATAACACAAAAAAAAGATGGCTTTTGGGGAAACCATCTTTTTTTAGCTTGGGTTTTAAATTTGTTAGATTCACAAAATGATTTTATGATTTTTATATGCAATGCGGTTACCCGCTTTACAAATATACCAATCATAACATGGTTACATATTAAAAAAAAATGTTATTTAACTACTTGCATATAATATCTATATGCTTTACCCGGTTTTACATCAATATCATTCAACCATTCAAAAGCCGTTTTTACATACATATTAGTATTTCCATTAAATACTTTGTAGAAATCACTGTAAATCATATTAAGGACATAAAACCAATCGTATTCGTTAAAATTATTAAAACTTATCCCTTCGTTTTTAGCAGCTTCTACAGCTTCTTTTAACGACCAATGCGCTCCGGTTGTCCCATCCGCATTTTTCATATTTTCAACTGCTTCTTTTGCTAATTCTTCATTAAAATGTTCACCAAAAACTAAAACATATAAACCAGACATTAGCTCATAATATAATTCTTGATTTTCATTTTTTAATTTCCGCATAAATTTTTCCATACAAGCACCATATTTTTCTTTTAATACTTCGCCTGTATATTTTTTGCAAATTAGATTAAATATTTCTTCCCAATTATACATTTTTACACCCTCAACATAATTTAGTAACTACTAAATCAGCTTGTGCAAATAAAGCAGGCACGCCGATATTCATTATCTGTATTGTAGTCGGAGAAGTAGCACAATTACAAGTATTATTTTGGGGTACTTGAACAAGCGTTGTGAATGACATATGCACAATGTCTGTTTCACTTGTTGATGTTGCACTTGTCGTAGCTTGAATTTGACTTGAACCATTTTTATAAAGCTGACAAATAATATCTCCAGTTGTTCCACCATCTGCCAAAGAAGCAGAAGCGTCAAAAGATATTACATAAACGCCAATGCGATTAAATTGAATAGTAGCAGTCCCAGTTTTTACAGCAGTACTACCTTTTTGGATTGTCGTGTTATTAAAAGGTATAGCAGTCATTGCTGGTACAGTTACATTTTGCGTATAAACTTCAATCATAATAAACCTCCATAAAAAAACACAGAAATGAACAATGCAGTCAGACGTTCATCCCTGTGAATTTTGGCTGACTCATCAGCTCGTGCACCAAAAAAATATTTACAAAGCTATTGCTTTTTTTCTTTAAACCCTAAATCATTAAGCAAATAAGTACAAATTTAAACCCTTTAAGATAATAAATCTTCTAAATGTTATTATACGGGCAACCACCATTATTAAAATAGTTGCTCCAATTATACGCCATATAAGGTGACGCAGAAGGATATGCTGGCACTGGTCTTGGCAAAAGTGAACTAATCAATGTCTGCGTTTGTGCTGCATTATCAGCCATTATTGAATTAGCCAAATTAGCACTTCTAGCATTGGTTAATTGTTCCCTTGTAGCCGCTAACTGATCACGCAAATTATCAATCATGTTTTGAGTAATCAAAGCGCGAGTAGCTTCTCCCTCTTGATGTGCTGTGTTTTTAATGTCACAACAACACTGAGCTAATTGTCCTGATAATGTTTGTGTCTGCAAAGAGTTTTCGTATCTGTTCTGTAGAATTTCTTTATCCAAATCATATTTGCTATTCAAAATTTGATTTTGTGTTTGCATACAACAATTATTGTCATTTGCAATTACTTGTTGTACCCCTAATTGATTTGTGTATCTGTTTTCGAGTACATCTCTTTGAGTTTGGCATGCAGAAGCACTTACATTTTGGTTAGTAAATGCGCCAGTATTGCTTACATTTTGATTAGTAGCAAATACATCACGCTCGAGAAAACGATTGTCAATATTATTATTAAAACCGTTATTCCCCCAACCGTTGCCCCAACCATTACCACCAAAGGCAAACATCATAAACAGGATTAGCCACCAAGCACCATTATTCCCGAAAGAATCGTTATTACCACTTAAAGCGGCTATGTCAGCTGGTCCTAAACTGTTTTTCTCCATTTTTTCACATCCTTTAATTGATATATGTATATTATATAGCAATAATATAAGAAAGTCAATGATAGTCACCTTGTATCCCCATAGCTAAAGCTAGGGCTTTACGGTGACATTTGGTAAAAGAGGAGTTATTGTTCCTTTAAAATTATTAAACTCATTGTCAAAAGATCGCCCGTTTTGCTGAAACAATTGACGAGCCATATTTTCTATATTATTTATGTTGCCATTGTTAGCCATATCTATAAGCTGAGACAACATTGGATTATTATTATTTTTCATCATATTCATTACCATTTGTTTTGGTGTCATTCCGCTTGATAAGTTTTTTATCATTGTTGCCATCATTGGATTTTTTGTTGCCATTTGTTGGCTTACCATTTGATAAATTGGATTCATAGAAATTTAAAATCTCCTTTTTGAAGTTATTAAATTCTTCCTGTGTTACAAAGTTGTTACTTTGACAATTACAAGAACATTGTTTTGGTTGTTGTTCTTGCTTTTGATGTTCTTGGTTTTGGTGTTCTTGAAACGTGAATTTTCTTATAGTTGGGAAACCGCCTGAATCTGTTGTCTTGATAAAGAATTCGTTGCTTTCGCTTGACATTAATAAAACTGTTGTATTATTTGGAATTTGATAAGCCTTAGCACCTGTTTCGCCTTGTACAAATATAATTTGATTGTTTAACGGTAAAGGGTTGGTATAAGGGTTGTTAAATTGATTTTGCAACTGATTAAGACGTTGTAAGCGGTTTAAATAAGTATCGTTAATTCCAGGCTGATAATAATAATTTTGCATATTTTTCCCCCCATTAATTATTTTCTTTAACGTGAATAATTAACACCCTTCTTTTTCAATGTTTTAATTGTTTAGAGCGCTCTTATCAATCATGCGCTTAGTAATAATAATAGTTCTTAACATTTCATCAGACAAGTTTAAATTACCGTTTTCTTGTCCCTTAATAACACCTGAATCGACTAAGTCTTTAATTATACTTTTAGCATATTCAGGTATTTCGTTTACAGTTTTATAAATCATTTTTACATTCTCCTTATTGTTTTCTTTTAAAACTTCGATATTAAAATATCTGCAAATAGCTTTTTCAATTGCACTAGCTAATAAATCTCGATAAGTTTCTTTCCGTAGATTTTTTATGTCATTAAAATTATTAATAAAACCTAACTCAAGCAAAACAGAAGACATTTTTGTCGAATTCAAAACATATAACATAGGACTTATTTTAATACCACGATTAATTGCTTGTGTGGCTTCTATTAATTTTTCTTGGAAAATTTGACCTGTCAAATTTTCATTTTTGCTATATATATGTGTTTCTATCCCACATGCTGTTGAGTTAGAAGCAGAATTTATGTGAATAGAAATAAACAAATTGCATTTATTTTGATTAGCAACAAAACAACGAGCAGACAAACTAATAAATTCATCTGTTTCTCTGGTCATGATAGTCATGATTTGTTTATAACGTTTTAATTTTTTTTTTAACTTTAAAGCGATATCAAGAGTAAAATCTTTTTCAAGCCAATCACCATAAACAGCACCGGGATCTTTGCCACCGTGCCCAGCGTCTATACAAATTTTTATTATATCAAATTCCCCCTTTAATAATTATAAATACCATCAACTTGTATCCTCAATTGTTCATCTAACTTTCTTGTAAGACTATTTAATACCCCGTCTATATCTAATTCCGAGCTTATATTATTATTATTATTCATTTCGATATTAACAGCTGATGTTATAACATTATTTATAATTTCTCTTTCTGCAAAATCACGTAGATATTTCAAATCATCTGATATAACATTAAGTTTATCGCTTATATTATCAGTATTTTTAGCTATTTTGTCAGCAAAATCATTAGAAAAGTCATCATCAATATTTTCAATAATTCCTGGCATTTTATTCCAAGCATTATTATTAAAGGAATCAGCTAGACTTTTCCCCCAATTATAAGCATCTTCATAAGCTTTTTCAATAGATTTTTGTTCTATTCTCGGCAATTTGAAAGCATCCATTTGTTTCTCTTCTTCATTAGCCACCGCACCATATCTATTCGCTATTTTTCGTATATTGCTTACTGTTTTATCAACTACCGAATCAGCAGTGCCTGGATTTATTCTGCTTACCAAATTCCCAAATCCTGTTGTAATAACAACTTTATTCCAAGCATCAATGACACCATTTATAGGAGTAGCAAACGCTTTAGCTATCCCTGAGGCAGCTTTCCCAACGCCAGAAACAATATCAGCCAAAATATTAGTTATACCTTGCAACAGTCTAGCGAATGCTGCTTTACCTGCATGCTCAGGATTATTCCAACAATTAACCAAAAATTCTATTAAAGTAGCTACAATATCCCAAATTCTCCCAACAACATTTTTTACAACTGTCCATAAAGAATAAAAAACACCAGCGATAACCCCTACAGCACTAATACTTTTGTTTTTTGTTTTATTAATATGCTTTATCACAACAGCTAAAACAAGTGATATACCAGTTATTGCTAATATAACAAGTCCGATTGGTGACATTAAAAAATTAATCACATTAATTAAAGACATAACAGCAAGATAAATAGCCATTATAACCCCAAATACGCCAAAAAATTCAGGAGCAATCTGTTTCAATGTTTCTGATAACTTGGAAAAGAAAGAAATAACTCCTGTGATAATAGAACTTATAGTAGCTATAAATGATGAAAGTCCTTCAGTAATATTAAAGATTAAATCTTTAATTTTTGGCATATTTTGTAAAATAGCATCCATAAAATTATTAACAGCAGGCACTAATCTATTACCAATTTCCTCGCTAATATTGCTAAATATATTTTTTAATTGTTCCCATTTACCAAATGGAGTGTTACTCATTGTTCCATACAAATTGCCCCAAGATTTATTTATAACTTGCCCGATAACTTCAACTTTACGCATTTCTTCTGATAAATTATTATAATCTTTCCCTAAAACTTGTATATATTGTGACTCTGTTGCAATACCTTTGATTATTGCCTTTTGTGCGTCATTAAATTTTAAACCAGATCTTGTCAAATCTATAAATGAACCATTTAGCATCCTTGTAAGTGTAGTTGCATATTGTGTCATCTGCTTCGCATTTACTTCTTTCCCACCGGACATACCGGTCGCATAATTCGCTAAAATATCCATCATTTTTTTTATTTCTTCTGTTCTTTTTAGGTATGTTGCTAATTTAGCAGTACCTGCCAATATTACTTCATCCTTGAAAAAACCTATTGATTGTAGTTGCTCAGCCTTTTTTTTAATTTCATCAAATTGTTGTCCTAATCCTTTATTATTTAAAACAACATTCAATTGTAATTCTGCATTTGCTTGAATTCTGCTTGCTTCGAAACTTTTACTAATAAAATTAATAATTTTACTTCCAATGTCTTTTAAATTTATAGCTGATAAAGCTTGACCAATTTTTAAAATAGATTTTTCAATTTTCCCAGTCATAATAAAAAATGGTGCTGAACTATCATTGACAGCATTGCCCATTTCAGATAATTTATTTATTGTTTTGTCTATGCTTGAATTAACAGATGAAAAACTATTTGAAATTGCCCAGCCAGTTTTATCAACTGTGTTATTAATTTTATTAAAATCATTATTTAACTTGTCTAAAGATAAATCATCTAATTTTTTCAGATTATTAATTGTTTTGTCAATAGCTTTATTTATTTTTTGGAAAGTTGCAATCAAGTTTTCGGTTACATGAATTTTATAATTTAACCCATAATTGTCACTCAAAATAAACACCTCTAAACAGTAAATTCATCTTGCGTTTCATAACTACCAAAAATTGTTTCAACGGTAAAATAAACAATCAATTTGTTTTTTTGTGTTTCAAAAGAAAAATCTTTAATGTTTGTAATTCTATTATCTTGTTTTAAAGCGTCACAAATTCTACGTTGTATATCTACTTGTATAATGTTTATATCTTTACCAATCAAATCAACTATTTCAAAGCCATAATCCCAGTCATAAATTAAATACTTATATCTTTCTATGTTTAAAATTAAATAAACAGATTGTTTGACAGCTTCAATATCATCAATAAATCCGTTTATATTATTTTTTTGTTGGTCTATTTTATATGTGTTAGAAGTTTCAGTTTCTAATGAAAAATCGCTTAATACTTCTACATTGTTTGTATTTGGCAACAGTTTTATCAGCCCCTTTATATTAATTATAAACATGTAAAGAAAATTTTGCAACAAAGGTTTTAAAGAATTTGTTATAATGTTTAAATATGTTATAAAAACATAAAAATATTAAGAGGTGTAATAATGGATTCATTTATGCAATCAAATTTTATTTATGAAGATAATTTTATTTATGCTTTAAAATTAAAATTAGGGATAGTAGCATTAAGATTATTCAATTTATATATTATGTTATTAGATTCTAATATAACAAAAGATAATACTGTAATTTTTCCTATGGAAATATACGATAAAATATATTCAACATCTCCATCGTATATACATGCAGAGAGCATTTATAATAGTATAGAAGAACTAAGGGAAATGCGCATTTTTGATATATGTGAGTATATAAGCAGGAATACAGATAAATCCCTTTATATGACAAAAGAAAAAAAACATATTAAAATAACAGCAAATAATAGAGATTTGCCATATATAATAGCTTATAAAAAAAGGTATTTAAGACATAGTTTATGGAATGGGCTATTATTGACAACAAACAATCAACTTAATTTTTACGAACTTATCAAGGTATATGCACAAGACAGAGTAGTAGAGCTTTCTACAAAAAGGATTAGACAACTACTTGGGGTAGAAAATTATTACTCGACAAAAGATGTAATGAGATATATCAGAGGCTACAATAATATACTTAAAGAAAAAGCAGATATACACTGTATTTTGCAAAAAGGGCGTATAGCAGAAAACAAGAGAATTTTAAGTATGCGTTTTTTTATATATGACAATATTTCTTTCAAACCGAATAAATATCTGGAATCAATCATTCATCTTTGACAAAAAAAGAAAATTCAAATATGTAAAACGTCTTAATGACGTTTTCTTTTAATCTTTCTTAATTCTTTTTTATCATGTTCTATTTTTAAATCAATAGATGCGATAATAAAAGCCCTTTCTGGCTTAGACATATTTATAAATTGAGACGGCAATATTTTTAATTTGTGCAAGCAATAATGGGCATAATTGCTTTCAGGATCACCGCCTTTTATCAGTTTTTTGCTTGTTTTATCATATTATCTATTTTTTGATCGAACCCACAAATTTCCTGGACTTTTAACAAATAATTTGCATATTCACCTGGCAATAACATTTTTTTTAATAAAGAATCAGCACCCATAACAGCATAAGAATTTTGGAGATCTGCGTCGTTTAAATTTGGATAAACAGTGCAAGCGACAGCCAAAAGCCCAATATACTTATTTACATCTAATTCTAATTGAGATTGTCCTGATATGTTTTTTTTAGTTATTGTAGATTGTTTCCTTAAATCTTCGTCAGTTTGTGAAGAAACAGGTTTTAATATCCATTCCACAGGTTTTTTGTTTTTATCCACAAATCTTGTGGAAACAACGTATTTTACTTCTTCAGTTTTTACTGCATTCTCACGGAAAAAGCTTGATAAATCCATGAGTTACATCCTCCTTTTAAAGTAGTTCAAAGATATTAAAACATATTTTATCCAATTTCTACAATTAATCATTGCCGCTTTCTTCCATTTCTTTTATTTTTTGCTCTTTTTGTTTACTTTATTTATCTTATATTGCCAAAATGACAATCTATAAAGGAATACTATTTCAAAAAAATAATTTTCCATGTCACATGCTTTACACGCTTTTAAAAGTGTCATACGTTTATAACTGGTATAAAGACAATTTACTTCAGCGAACTTTCTTGTAAAATTGTACCAACCATAAGTTACTATATCAATCATCATCGCAGACATAACTCTAGAATCAGAAAAATACGGATTTTTTTTTTCAAAATCAGGATCATATAATTTACCTATGATTCTTTTAGGGGCAGCTGGGACACCACCTGGAAGACGAGAAAATATCGCTTCGTGTATAGAACCCATTGCGTTAACAATATCAAGAAAGAAATGTAATTCTTTTGCGAAATTACTAATATATACAACTTTACTATCATCAGCCATGATTCAAAATCTCCTTTTGCTATCTTTTTTTTTCTATTATTTTTCTTAAATCGTCGAAATTAAATTTTTTATATTCATCTTTATTGGAATCGTCTTTTTTCGAATTGGAATCGATATCGTAGTCAAGGTCATCATCATCATCCACGCCAGTCTTATCAATAATTTTCTGAATGTCATCTTGATTCCATTTTTTATACTCGAAAGAAGGGAGGCCAGGTTTTTTTCTAGGTGTACATGGTTTATTTGAGTAATTGTATTTAGGTTGTGTGGTAGTTTCATTTGGTTTATTAACCCTTTCATTTGGTTTATTAACCCTTTCATTTTTAATTTCTTTTGCAGTGCTTTCTATTAAAGCCTTTTTAGCTATATTTGCTATATTTGTATGAATCTTAAAAATAATAGACAACCACTTGCCGCCACGACCTGTTTTGCCTCTTTTGAAATCAAAGCAAATATCAGTTTTTTCTTTTAATGCTTTTTGACATGGTTTTAACACTTTTTTTTTAAAATTTTCAAAACCATCAGATCCTGTGTATTCATTATCTTTAATATCCAAAAGAAATCTGAGTTGTTCAATACTTATTTCTCTTTTGTCAAGCTTTTCATACTGCTTTAATATTTCATACATACGAATTTGATTATTAGATGTTAAACCAGCAATATTCCCAAATTCATATTTAAAATATTTATTATTGAATCCAAACATTAGCTCTAATACCTTGTCATGTGCATCTATTTCTATATACCATTCTCCCGTTTCTTTGTCTTTATCCAATTCAAAAGTTTGAAAGAGCGGAAAAGCCTTAAACCCACCGTTACTATTTGGAACATAAACAACTTGTGACAATAATTTTCCTGCGATTTTTTGGAAATACTTTATATTTTGACCTTGTTCTAAGCCAATTGTGTGAGTGAACTCTGCGAGAGTGAATCGAACAATTCTTGTAGAGATATCACGTTGGTCTATTTTTGTCAAATAAACAGCAAAAAATTTTAAACCTTCAGAACTAATATTACTATATTTTGCTTCGTTTAAAGAATTTTGTTTTATAACTAAGGATTTTTTTTTAAGTACATTTTTTTGCATTCAAATCATCTCCAAAAATAATTATAACACAAAAAAAAATAATTGTCAATAGTTTTTACGAAAATTAACACATGATAAAACTGTACTGGGTTAAATCTTAAAATTCTCTTCCAAAGGTGTATTTGAGTCGTCATTAAGTCTCGGAATTCTCTTCCAAAGCGGGGCGTGATAAAACTGTACCGGATTGATGATAAAACTGTACCGGATTGATGATAAAACTGTACCGGATTGATGATAAAACTGTACCGGATTAAATCTCAAAATTCTCTTCCAAAGAGGCGAAAATGGACCCGAAAAACTATTAAAAACTATTAAAAACTATATAAAAACGCGCGCGCGCGCGTGAAAGAAATACAATGTGGTTTTTAGTAAAAGAAATACAATGTGGTTTTTATAATATATAATATATATAGATAGATGTAATATTTAATTTACATATTAAAATAAAATTTGTATTGACTTTTAATTTTTCTTATGTTATAGTTTATATGTAAAAAAACAAAAAAATGGGGGTGGAAAAAAAATGGTAAACCCAATAGAAGAAATGATAAACAACAGTATAAAAGATATTCTTGACAAAGCGAAAGTAGACAAAAATTATCTAAAAGAAAATTTCAATGATACATGGATTGAATTAGTGTTCAATACGTTAATTAGAGGGAAAAAAGCAACAGAAACCAAAGATTTTCTAAAGGTTAATGAAATAGCAAAAATATATAGTTTGTTAGACGAAAATACTAAACTTGAGCCTTTGGAATTGCTTATAGTTCAATATGTTAAACAAAAAGAAATCGATGCACATAATACAACGATTTCTGAAGAATGATTTAATGGTAATTAGTTATAAGGAATGTGCTACCAATTCTTTATAACTAAATACATAATAAAAAAACTCTAAACGATACAAATGACATATTGTTTTAATAACAACAACAGAAATCAATTTTAAGACGTCTAGGATCAAAAATAAGAGCATTTTAATATATAAGGCATAAATTTATATGTATAAAAAAAGAAACGCTGTAAAAAGCGTTTCTGTTGTGTAAATGGTTTTAAAAGAAAAGGCACTGGTGCCTTAAACAATCATCCCATCTAACCGATTAAATTCTTTGTAAACACTAAAATTATCAAAAGTAAAATCTAAATTACAATCAAGATACTCTGCATCTGCATCAAACTTTGTCAATATGCCTCCATCCAAATTGCAACTAGTCAAAAATACTATATATTGTCCTGCCGATGATGTCGGGTCATTTATGGTTACTTGTATATCAAAATATACATCTTCACCTGTATTTTTATAATTCTCCAATAGCTTAGCAAACATTGACGTATTGAAATGAAATGTCGCTGAGCCTGTTCCATTCCAACCAACAGCCTTATGTCCTTTGCCTGTTTGCCCTAATATTGGTATTTCTGTTTTTGTTTTCTCTATACTTGCCTCTAGATTTATAGCCTGCATAAAGTTGTACCTGTTTCCATTGATTGTTACATAACACTCAGCCAATGGTGCCGCTATTGAATCCTTTGCTAACATCTTTTGTGCCATCTCTTATCCCACCTTTACTAAGATATCCTACAAGTCATATATAACTGCGTCATGCAATTTATTGGCGTTATTGCCTCATTTACCACTACTGACCGCTTCGTGTCCCCTTCGCTTACCGTTATATCGTTACTTGAAAAATTCTCTATCGCTCTTACGCCCTGTAACCGTTCATGATATTTAACTAACTCATTCCATAACGCTGCGCGCCCGCTTTCGTCATTCGGTATCTTCCCCAAAAACTGAGTATTAAATATTACCGCTATATCATTTCCTATCTGATCTATTACTCTTATCGTTTGATTCTCTTTAAAATCTTCGCCATTATCTTCTGTGAATGTTGTCAGTGTGTTTATGTCTTCAAGTACTCTTACTTCATCGCCAACTTTATGAAACATAAACTTACCAGAATCTAATCCTTCTTCAAGTTGTGCCTGCGTATAACTTACATTTACTTCATATTCGCCATCATATTTGATATTTGTATTCGATTTATTTACTGCACAACCTGCTTGCGCACCAACAACCCAGTAAACCAAATCTGCACTGCTACTACTAACTGGACTATTCTCAACTGATATTACCCCTTCATAATTTGCACTTTCATACTTATGCAATACACACTGGAATTTAATACCTAGATTGTCTCTCATCCTTTCTGTGAAAGCGGCAAATAAAGATTTTACTGCTGAATCTATTCCTGCATATCCTATCGTGTTAAACGAATATGGTTCTATTGCTGTCAAAAATGTTGCATAGTCACCACTTGTAACTGTCGCATTTGTTCCACCACTCAAATTAATAGTTCCGGCTGACAAACTTACTTCTGCTGTCCAATCAACAAAATCATTAACTGTCAAATCGTCTGTCGTCGCTGTAGCACCGCTTACTTCTTGGCTATCAACTAAAATATCATCAAGAAAAGTCTTAACCATATATCCTGTTGTCGTTTCGTCCGATATTATCGCCGTAGTGACTACTTTTAATTTGTTCCCACGTGTTCCTGCATATTTAGCCGTTGCTATCGTAGAAGTAGCCTTTACACCTTGCCCTAAACGATAATAATATAATGTCCTGGCATGTTTGAATATCTCTCTTAGCGGCTTCAATTCTTCATCGCCATAATTATAACCAAACAATAATAATGATTTGTTCTCGACTTCTTCTTGCTCTACCTTTTTAACTTCTTGTTCTACGCCCCAATCTAATAAAAGCGGCATAGCCACAAAACCACGCTCACTTAATACTTCTACTGCTCTACTGGCTGAAACAAAATTTATATAACTGCCTGGTAATTTCTTCTCACCTACAGTGACAAAAGTGCCACCACCTAATCCCATCTATTTATCACTCCTATATTAATTTGATGCTCTTCCATCATATCTATTATGTCAGGTTTGTTTTGCAAAATCAAGTTGTATCTCACCCTAAAATGTAATATGTTTTTTATAATATCCATATTCATTTTTGTCCCTCTTATTAAATCTTTGTCATTAATTGTTATATATTCTAAAATGTCGTATAACTCACTGCCACGATCCATACAGTCTTTGTATCCTTCTCCAAAATAAATGACGTCAAATATGGTTTCAAACATATATCTTGGTTTTAATATCATTCGTATATCACTTGAGATTAAATTTATCATAAAACAAGGCATTTGTAGCCCTTGTTCAACTTCTTCGACATATATATCGTATAGCCCTTCATAAAAGCTGTATATTTTTTGACTTATTCCATTTATTATCTCTTTTATCAACATCTTTTATATCCACCCCCTTAGCGTCTAATTATTTTTAATTATTCTTTCTATCTCTCTTTTTAATTCTTTTTTTAATATCTCTTTTGCATTTTGTGTGCCTTTTGTCAACATTAAGAATCCCCGTACCCAGCCACCTGAGCGAGAAAAATGCCCAAATTCGACGAATAGAGAATAAAAAGTTTTATTATATATCACTAATGTATCACCCGATAACCCATGTAAAATCTCAAAATTCCAAGAGGATTTAAGGAGACCAGTTTTAACAGGGGTGAAAGATTTAATAATCGGGATCAACTGGGTGGCGGTGGAATTCAAAGCGGAATGTAAAGCGGAATGGATTTTATTTTTATCGATACGAGCGAGGGCATCACGGAGTTTTTTAAAGTCATCTAAATTAGAGGAGATACGCATATTAAACCCTCAGGCGAACTCATCCAAGCGGACGAGCTCAATTTCTTGATGAGAGGAATAGACTGCGGGGGCGCCGCTAGACTTAAAAAGGGAGGTAACCCCGTTTTGAGTAACAGATATTTTAGAGCCGGGAGGGATATCAAGGGTGGGATCAATAAACAATTTAATTTGTTGGTTAACATAATGAGCGCGGGGTGTATCAGAGTGAATTAAATTGTGAGAGAAAGGGGCAAGTTTATCAGACGGCGGGGCAGAGATAAAAGAGAGGCGACAAGGCTGATTAGTAAAAAGAGTGGTCTCGGTGTTAGTGGTTTGTTTAGTGGATTCGTCAAAGGTGGGAGTTGTTGCGGTAACGGTGCAAGTACCAAAATAAAGGGACTCGACAGCAGCTTTTAAAGGGCTAAAAAGATTCATTACCATTCAAGCCTCCTAAAGCGGTACAAAATATTTTTATCTGGTGCCGCTAAAAGATCAATAAAGGAATGGAGGCGTTGGGCGGGTGTAGTGGTGGAATCCACAGCGAAAGAGGCGGAGGCATCACCCTCAGTGAGTGATTTAACAGCGGGAGCATTAAAATCAATATCATTGAAAACGAGGTTGTCAGTCATCAATTTAGATTTAAGGAAATCACCACAAATTTTATCAACGGCGTAGAAAGTCAAACGTTTAGGGAGAGGGCCGTATATATTACAGAAATTATGGATATATTCAGAGACCAAACGACAAGAATAATTAATTTTGTCGTTGTCACCGTCTTGTAATTGGTAGCCAAATGAAAGCAAACGAGAAACGACCAAGGGGTACAACCCCTCTTCTTTAAAACCATTAAAAAGATGGTGTAGAGATGGCAAGGTTTCACTTTGTGACATAAAAAAAACACCTCTATTTTTTCTTTAAAGCCCATTTTATCAAATAAAATTTAAAATGTAAAAAAAAAATGCTTGACAAAGGTAAAATTATATGGTATATTAATGGCATAATGATTGATTGATTTGTTAGCGCCGCAACCGCTGACAAATTAAAGAAAGGGCTTTTTTTAACGTTTAACTGGTTGCGGCAGTTAGGCGGTAAAAAGAGCCTTTTTCTTATTAAAAAATCATTATAAAAGTAGATTGAAAATTGGAGGTGGTGAAAAGCATGGACGCGATGGAATTCTATGCCCAAATAGACAAAGCGGACGACGAACTTGCCGAAGTAAGTCGTAGTTTAATGCATATATTCAGAGATACGGATCACTTAAATCACATTTTTGAAAAATTAGCAAGGGACGCGGAGAAGATAGAAGACGAAGAAAAAAGCGAAAAATTTATGGTTATATTGTCGTATTTAAGTGACCGATTATATGAAATTGGCGATCAATGTTACGACATAAGCACAAAAATAGACGGGGTGCGCGAATGTAATTTAAGCGAACTAATTATTGAGGCAGAAGAGATGACAGAGGGAGAAAAAGCCGCTAATTAAATAGTTTAAAAGAAAAATAGGAGGTGAAAGACATGGACGCGAGAGAATTTTATGCCCAAATAGACAAAACGCGTAAGGAGTTTATCGACATAAGCCGGGCATTTATTGCCTTATGGATGAGATTCAAAGGTTTTTCTTGCCGTTTGGAAGAATTAACAAGTGACGCGACGAATATAAAAGACGAAGAGAAGAGCGAAAAATTTATTGTTGTATTGTCGTCTTTAATTGAACGATCGCATGAGTGTGACGAGCGATGGCACGACATAAGCGCATATTTTGCCAATGCGCACTATTATGATTTAAACGAGTTAGTAGCTATGGCAGAAGAGGGTTTAAAAGGAAAGGCACTGGTGCCAATGGCAAAGGAAGAAAAAAAGCCGTCTAATTAGTGGAATAATCAGACGGCAAGGTTTTAAAGAGAAGGGGTTTTACCCCAAACCCTTAAAAAAAAATGTCCAAAATAAATTTTTTAAGGGTTTTAATATCTCACAAAAAAAAACCTTTGTCAAGGGGTAATTTTTATGGAGGATAAAAAACCATGTTAAAAGATATTAAATCGTGTAAAGAAAAAAAGCAAAAGCTTTGCCGTTTTATTGGCATCTATGAGAATAAAACGAAAAAAAAATATGATCTAGATGTTTTGGCGGTGGTATATTTGCACGCATTAAAAAAAGAATATGAGAGAAACGAGGAGAAAGGGATTATTTTAAGAAACGGCGCATTTGTGACCACTTTGGCAGATATGGCACGATTTAGCAAAATACCACTATATTACCAAGAAAAAGCAATTCAAGAATTAGAAATTCGAGGGCTGATTGAATATGATCCGCTTGAATTTGATAAATACGATGAAGGCGCGGATCCGTGTGTTATGTTTAAATTGAAGGGGTAAAATGAGTTTTATTTTATTAGTAATTTATTATTTGTATAAAGATGTCAAAAAAAAAGAGGTTTTAAAAGAAAAGACCCAATAGGGTCTTGACAAGTATAAAAAAATGTGGTAATATAAAAATATAATGATTAATAAATTTGTTTGGCGCTCTACCCGCTAAACAAATTTGAGAAAGTGGTTTTTTTCTCCGTTTGTCGGTAGAGGGCAAGCGGGCAAAAAGACCACTTTTTTATTTCAATCATTATATAAGTAGTTTGAAAATTGGAGGGGTGAAAATTATGGATGCAGGACAA